TTCCGCACATAACCACAATAAAACGCCTGTCGCATTCTAATATTTTCTTTTGGTTTATATGTGGACTTGGTAATTCTATGCGCACTATAAAATAGTTTTGCCTTCAACAAATACAACCTCAATCCTTGTATCTTGCTGAATGTCCATTTGTTCCTTTGGCTTGCCATATACTCTGGTCAATAAAGTATCTAATGAATACAGGCTTCCCTTTTCTAAAGACTTACGCATAGCTGCGGCAATAGTCTTTTCTAATATTGTAGCCTTTGGATTATCCCAAACCTTTTTTAGTTCGTCCATATCCATTGACATCATTACTTGGATTGTATCGTTTATTTCGCTTAGCTTGTAGCCTTGTTCTTTAAGAAGGCTTACATACTTTCTTGGACGTCCGTTTGGGTTACCTGATTCGCCTGGCTTAAATGGTATTAAATGTTCTTTGCTCATTCTGTTATTGTTCTGTTTTTATATACGCTTGTCCGTTTCTTTTTACTTCTAAAGTCGGATCAAGTTTTTGCATCCTATCCACAATTACTTGGCAGTATTTTGGGTCTAACTCCATACCATAACATTTGCGTTTTGTATTATGTGATGCTACCATTGTTGAACCAGAACCTAAAAACAAATCCAATATGTTTTGACCAGCTTTAAATTCATTAAAAGTCCATTCAGCTAAAGGAACTGGCTTTTGAGTTGGATGCACTCTTTTTTCTTTATTTTTCATATCCTCTTGTATCATTCCCATCCATTTCCATTTAAACTTCTTTACTGACTTATTATAACTTGTCCAAGCTAATTCACAATCAGCAAAATCAGTTTCTCCATTATCTTTATCCCATACAATCCAACAAGAAGATGGTGGCAATTTATCAGCATAATAGTTAGCACCCCATAAAACTACATTATCGCAAATTGATAAACTTAAATTAATTGCATCATAAGGTATTTGTTTATCCCAATCATTAAAACCATAATCAATTTTCTTTGCAACTCCACCTCCTTTACCTTGACTTTGATTTCCAATATTAATTCCATAAGGCGGATCGGTAAATACCATATCAGCCTTTTGTCCGTTCATTAACTTTGCAACTTGGTCGCTATCTGTACTATCCCCACAAAGTAATCTATGTTCGCCTATCTCAAATAAATCGCCTAATACTATGTCTGTTTCTATTCCGCCATCTGGAACGACAAAGTCATCTTCCTCTGCCTCTAATACTTCAAAATCAGGTATTTCAAGTCCCCATTCTTTTATTTCGGTTTCGTTCCAATCAAAATTAATTGCTTCAAAGTCCCAATTAATATTGGCTTTTGCTGAAGCGTTATCTGCAAGGGCTAATTCTCTACCTTTTTTTGAATCAAGGTCTATATCCATTCTTTTGACCGCTACAATTTGATTCCCTGTTGTTTCAACTACAATTACATCATCTAATCCTATTGAACCTGCATTTTCAATAGTTTTATTACCAGCTATTATTCGGTTATTTTTATCTATTAAAATTGAACGACCTGCACCAAATTTGCGTAAAGACTTTTCTATAAGTGAATTACCAAATTCGCTTCCTTTGTTGTAGTTTTTATCATCAGGTGTTAAATCTGATATTTTAAGATTGCTCATATTTTAATATTTTACCCCCATAGGTATCGGTTTTATAATGACATTCTATACATAATGTTCTGCCATTATTTAAATCAAATCTCAAATCTTTATATTTAGAAAAAGGCTTTATATGGTCAGCTTGTAATTTACCACCTATTTTACCACAATGTATGCAAGTATAATTATCTCTTTCAAAAACGCTTGTTCTCCAAACTTTATATTCAGAAGATTTTCTGGCTATTTCATTTTCGCTACTTTTACCACCTTTCCAAAATTTACTTTTCTCACCTGTTCTATCAGGAAATTTCATGCCCAATGCTCCTCTTGGGTGTTCTTTCCCTTCCCACATTTTAATTCCCTTGTTCCATATTGTTATACCAATTTTAGCTTTAGACATTTTACTCTTTGTTTCATCACTTATTTGTCTTTTAGCATAACATTCTTTTGAGCAATACTTTGGTGTTCTTGATTTACAAGCCTTTTTAGATGTAAATTGTTTTTTACAACAATTGCAGTCAAATATCTTAATGACCCTGACCTCTATAATTGCGTTCTTTTCTATCATTTTTATTATAGGACTTTTTGTATTTGCCTCGTTTCCTTTTACCAAAATTAACCTTTTTTGAATCACTTTTAACCTTTGCCATCTATTTTTTTATTATGAATGTTTTTTAAATAATCATAGTGCGTCTTTGTATCCCCCATTACAACGTGGCATTGTCTACATAATGCTTGTAAATTTTCAATCGTATCTGCCTTGTTTGATCCGCCCATTCCCCTTGCGTCTATGTGATGAATATCTACTGCCTTTGAACCGCAAACCTCGCAAGGTATAAAGTCCTCTATTCCGTGACCGAAATAATCCAGATATATTTTAACGTGTTTTTTCATTATCGATTTGTTCAAGTTTCCTTTGCGCCCAAGCAACGCCCTCGTCGCCGCCCCAAGCTAACCACATAAGCGCACCGCAATCTTCTTTTGGATTGCCCTTGCTATTATCCCTGTGCCTTTCAAAACTTGACATCCTGGCGATTGTTTCCCTTGATATGTTTTCGCCATTAGCTATTTGATTAGCCCTTGTCCAACCTACTAAAGTTCCGCAACCTCTATCGTTTTCTTTTTTAATATTTAAAGCCCTACGAGCATTTGCCTTTGCCGCTTCTGGGTAATCGTTATAACTATCCACCATTGAAACCCTGATTGCAGCCCAAACGCTTTGAGCCTTTTCCTCTGTATCAAAGATGCAAGCACCTGATCCAATTCTATATTTTCCGTTTGAGCATTTAATTACTGGCATTGTCTATCAATTTACTATAAATAGCAAACCTCTGCTTATTTACTTCGTGCAAGTTGAAGTTCTTATTACAATACTCGTAAAGGTCATTGCCGTACTGTGTGCGTGCTGCCTGATCGTGGGTTAATAGCTTGATCCAATAATACCAATCCTTTTGACTATTGACGTGGCAAGCGGGATAAAAGCCCTTGTAAGGATTTACATTGCTGACAATAGCAGGGTTTTTCTTTGATGCCGTTTCTAATACCTTTAAATTGGACTTCATTGAATTAAACTTTGAATCCACCAAAGGGATAAGGCTTATGTCTGAATCACAATAAGCCGCCATGTATTCAGTTACAGGATTGTAGTTATAGATTGTAGGCTTTAGCTTTAAGCCATTTGTAAAAGCGCATATCATATTATCCCAGATATGTTTCTCACCTTCATTATACCCTGCTATGATTGTTCTTACAGGGAAGTTTATACGCTTCATTGGGTTGCGTAGTATTTCCAAATCCCTTCCGTGCGTTCCTGATCCTGACCAAAACAGTCTTACAATATCCGAAGGCTTTTTATCTAAGATAAATTGCTCCTCGCCATAGGGAATAGCATTAGGCAATATTTCTACGTTTATATTGTGCTTGTATATTTCCTCTGCTAACCTACTATGGGTGCAAGTACAAAGGTCTGCTATCAATAACCAACTTATAATCTGTTCTGGTATCTGATTTGTAATATAGTGATGATAAAGAATGTGCGAAGGATCAAGCTGCCAATGATCGTCATTATCAACTATTAATTTAAAGCCATACTTTTTGCGCCATTCAATCATCTGCTCTGGTGTTATGTTAGCAAGCATCCTATTCATAACCACAATATCAAAGTTCCCCTCAAATGTTTCCTCGCTTAACGTATCAGTAATTAAGCAATAATCTTTTTTCATATTAACCAATGGCATCATTATCCTATGATACCCAACTCCGCTTTGCTTACTCGTTATTGCTAAAATTCGCATCTAAGTTTTTTTTCAGTATGGTATATAGGTTGATACTTTTCCCAAATTGCCTGCGCCCTTTGTAGGCTTGCGTCCTTCATAGCCCTGTAATCTGTGCCATTCCCAACATCGTGTCCAATATGTTCGCTTCTTAAATCAGGAATGTAGTAATTAGTAAACCCAGCAATGATAGCCCTTTCTGCATAATCCCTGTCCTGCATTCCGTATGGATCGTATTCTGTATTGTACCCTCCAATTGTGTCAATCAATTCCCTTGTTATAAAATTATCCCCAAATGGCACATGAGTTTTATGTATTCCGTCCTGTAATGGCGGCAATTCCTCAACGCAATGTATTCCAATAATGCCTGTTTTTGGTACACGTTGCGCAAACATAACCCAATTTGACAACCAATTCTGTGGAAGCAATATATCATTTGCTAATAAGCATACGCCGTCATATCCTCTGGTCATATTAAGCCCTGCATTTACTCCTGCACCTATGCCTCTTTTATTTCCTACATTGCAATTTGCCCAATTAAATAAATCATAAGGTACTTGATCGCTTCCATTGTCTACTAAAAAACAATCGGCATCATATCCAGAATTAAAAAAGTTCTGATCAATAACACGCTTTGTTAAATCGTTTCTATTTAGGCTTAATAAGATTACGGCTATATTCATTTGTTCCTATTTTTCTTGCAGGCACGCCCGCGTATTTACTAAATGATTCTGATTCCCCCTTAAAAAAAGCACTTGCGCCAATCATACAACCTTCGTTAATTACACTAAACTGATGCAATACTGCGTTTAATCCAATGTTTGAATATTCTTTTATAACCGAATGTCCGCCTATTTTAGCACCGCAACTTATTGTAACATTATCCCAAATATGGCAATCGTGTCCGATATGCGCGTGCTTCATTATAAAACAATTATTTCCAATCGTTGTAATATCTTCCGTTCCCGCATCAATTGTAACTAAGCCTGTAATCATATTGCCATTTCCAATAATTACTTTGCCTTTTGGTTGCAGCCAATACTTTTTATGCTCTGCCTGATCGCCTATAATACAATAAGCACCAATGTAATTGTTATCGCCCATAATAACGTTATCGCCTATTATTGCCGTTGGATGTATAAAATTTGCCATATTATTGTTTTTCAAACCATTGATATAATCGCATTACCATTTCAAACTTACAAGCCCCGCACCATACTGATACAATAAAATTAGGATCTAAATAACTTCTGTATATATGCTCATACATTTTTAAATCATCTAAATCAAGATTTCTTATGTATCCGTTTTTAGCACATTCATAATTGCCTATATTAGCCGTAAGCCATTCCCTATGCTCTTGTTTTATTTCCATAAAGACCACATTAATTTAGTTAGTATTGGCGCTAAGAATCCCGCTATAAACATTGTACTTGTAATATTCTGGATTAATTCAGGCAGGAAATAGTGTATTGGCGCAATCCACGCAGCCAAGCAACTTCCACAATTAAAGGGCTTGAAATTAATTCCCCATTTATGGTGTAGGTTATGAATCTCAATAAAAAATAATGATGCACAGATAGCAGTTATAATTGATAAAATCATTTTCTAATATTTGTTTTCATTTGTTTTTTGGTTTTATTTATAGTCCGTATGATTGACATATAAGGAATGCCTGTCTTACGGCTTAGTTCTTTAGCATTCTTTTTAAAGTCAATAGCATATAATTTTAAAATCTCTTTGTTATACCAATGCAGTCCGTCCATATTTGCTTCTAACTTTTCAAACATATCAATCTTATCATAATCATCTGAAACAAAATCCAGATCTACAAACTCCGTGTAGTTCCTGTA